TGCATCTCCGCACTTACGACGTGCGTTTGGACCAGAAACAGTACTTCACCCGGGTGCGCTCCATTGAAGGAGGTTGCATCGGGATTCGTACCATCTTGAATCATTCCCATAGGTAGTGTGCCGGTCTGACCAGCCGGTGCACGAGGGGGATGTCTCGTGTTCACATAACATTGAGAGGACGCTACCATAGCGCCCAGGGGCTCTCCAGCCCCTCCGCGGTTAATTCCGCAAGACCACAAACGGCCCACAACGGCCAAGGTTCGCAACAACATGTGCAACCAATAAAACACTCAGAAGAAAGAGTCGTCAAACCAACATAGTACAGCTAACATCCGGAGTTAACCTGGTGCTGTCTAGAGGTGAATAGCCTTTGGCTTCTTTCAAAGCTTTTAAACTTCTGAGGACCATGATATTCCATGGAATTCGCCAAAAACGATCGTGAGAGAATTGCTCTCGGCCATAGGGCAGATCAAGAGTCCCAACCCCCAAATAGTGACTAGTTTAGAAAACCTAGTATATTCGTTTAAGTTGGGTCCTGCTGCCTTTTAGGCTCAGAGCTCGATATCGTTAGTGCAGTTGTGTTTTGTCTGTAGGGATTACGTAGAGTAAAGCATCGAAGCTTTTAGAAACTCTAGCCGATTGGAATACATCGGAAGTACCAGTAGAAGCGTGGCCACATCCACTTAAAGCTGCGAAGAGCAGCACTTCATTGTCGTTCGGAGCTCAGCTCAACAAACACTCGGTATCAAACACGAGTACCCTTCAGAGAAGGGGGACGACTGGCAGGAGCGATCTCGCGGGTAGCCGTACTGGCCTGCGGGATAGGAATACTCCTGTTCGACTTTGGAGACAAGTCGATGAACTCACAGACATCCGGACGATCGTCGTCGGATGGCACCGTGGATTTCGCATCTCTGAATTCAGGTGCATGAATTCGGAGGTCGCGTAACTTGAGTTCTTTCTCAAGTGCGTCAAGGCGCGAAAGGGCGGCAAGCAGCTGTCTGCGTTGCGAGGGGATGTTTCCCACTTCTGGATTATTGCTCCATCCATAGAAGTCCCATTCATAGTCGAGCCAGAGTGTGCCAAGCACGACACTCCCGGCCGTAGCGGTGTTCCCTGCAAGAACAAAGACGCCACCTTGAAACAGTTGTCGGATTTCTCCGGTCTGAGCTGTGATAACCACAGAATCTCCAGCGCCTGTCATGTAATACAGCTGGTCGTCCCGAGCGGACGAAGTCCTGGACACAAGGACAAGTTCTGCGGGTACACCCGGTGTGAAAGAGACGTTCCGCATCGTCATCATCGTTTCACTGGTTGGCGTCGTCTGGCCAGCCATTACGGGCATATCGGTATCATAGCTCATGCTGATTTGTTTGACACCGTCCCAATCAGCAACAATGGTTCCGACCCCAGGTTCATAGCGCAGCTTCGCATATCGAAGGCGGTGACGCCGATAGAAGCGGGCTTCCTGGGGGACATAATCTGTTGTAGGTGCAGGAAACAGACCTGTCGTATACGTCGTCAATGACGCACCATTGGGAGAGATGGCGTAACCATAGCCAGCAGCTGCAAGAGCAACGCTCGCAGCGCCGGTCGTAAGGACGCCAACCTTCGCAGTCCCAGCAATACGGATCCCGTCACCTGGGAATTGCTCGTGGGGCGCCGGAGCACCCGCACGCGGCTTCGTAGAGCCGGAGACGCGGGAAAAGAACGCGTTCGGGGCGGAGACGTACTGAGTCTTCATGCCGCCACCGCCGCTACGCCGAGGCGCACTTCCGGCTGTTCGAGGCCGCCGGGGAGTAGCCTTGCTCTTTTGGTTCGCGCGAGCAGCGCGAGGTGTTTTCTTTGCATTAGCCTTACCATGGGCTTTGCGATGTTTGGATAACATGGGATACCTGTTCCAAACAACCTGAACTAACTAGAGACGAAAGTCTAAATGAGACACATGTGACCAAGACGCTCGATTTTGCCGCTTCAGTGCGGAGATCTTGTGTGTTGGGACGCCCGCGAAGGGACCCTCTCACTTTCAACCCACCCCACTTATCACGGGGATGCTAGATACGGATTAGGCATTTTCTTCGTATCTCTTTCTAGCCGCGTTGCCGTAACCGACGGTCTCGAACCCCTCGCGGGGGACCCGGTCAATTAGACGGAAACGCGTGCAGCTGCAGCTGCACACTTTCAGGGCGCTCATCAGCGCAACAGCGACTGTTCATCGCAACCAATTACAACCCGTGCAGTCTGTCGACTACTTCCGGACGCACAACCTCACAGAGGCGGGCCCTTAGTACGGAATTCTTAGATCGACCATGTCTGATCAATACCGTTTTGGGTTAACTCGGAACACATACAAGCTCGACGAGGGTAATTGCGACCCCACTGCATCTTATGCAGTACCGCATTCTCCAGAAAGGGAGCCAGTTTCTAGGCTGGGAGTGTTTGACGCCACCACCGATTTTCAATCGGCTCCGCGTTGCAATTCGCGGATCCGGTCACCAATCGGGGGCGTTTCAACCAAACGAGAATGGGGCACTGCACGCATGCAGTATACAGAGGACCGTATCGACGGTCGGTAGATTACTCTGTCTTCTCAACGTAGTGAGGGTTCAGTTTAACGTCGTGAACTGGACGAGGTACTATCCCTGCTTTTACAGTCAAAGCATAACTCACATGTCTTTGCGCGTTCGAGGGAGCTACAGCTCAACCTCCGCGCATCAACTGAAGATCCGCCACCAATTCCTCAAAAGAGGACGCCTTAAAAGCGCGTTCGCGATGAACGACTGGGGATCGGACAGGTGTGTGGACACTAACAGTAGTATACCAAGGTGAAACAAGGGACTCAAAAGCATATGTAGAGTCGCGTTCGGATGCCTCCTTTCGGAAGGAACCGTCGCCCTTTTTCACTGTATCATACTGACTCGGACAGGGTCTTTGGCAAAAGCCAGACCGCATCAACCTCTCGGGGTAAACCGCGAGCGGGTTGCCGTCTTTACGTGCAGAAGCAAGCTTCTTACGCAGACGTCCGGATAGCGCATTCGCGCTGCAGAACATGGCTTCATCGCCTTCAGTAATAATGTCCTGCGTCCACAAAAGTTCCCTCTTATCGACCTCTCGAAGTGTCGTGAACCCAACGGCGCCCGGCCGAATATGTTCAGGAGGGACCATAGTCCCACGGTACAGCGTTCGCGGACCTTGCAAGCCTGTCAAATCATGAGCAGGTCGATTGCAGATACCATCGCCAACGTACAGTTTTCCCTGTTGGGAGAACTCCAAGCCAGAACTGATACACAGATTCGCAATCTGTCGTTGTAGCTTAGTGTACTGTGCCTTCTCACTCGGCACCATGCCGAGTCCATAGAATTCGCGCGCTGCGTGAAATGAGAAGAATCCGTTCGAAGAAACGAGCTTAAGGTGATCGCGATTCACGCTGTGAAATCGCTTAATCGCCCGCTCAAGATTCTGAGCGCCTTTAACGGCCTCCGGCTGGAGGCTATAAAGCGGCTTGAAGACTTGACTGTCATCTGTCTCGATTGGCATAACTGATGCCACTTTCGATTGACCATGCATGAGCCCTGTATTGAAGAAGGGGCAAAAGTCAAACTCGCACAGGCCGGACACTGCGAAGTCCGAACGTTTCCTTGCGACCCAAGGCTGGGAGTTTATGAAGATTTTATCTTCGTGGGCGAAGTTTTTGCCTAAACTCTTACGGAAACCAGCATTCTTGATGTGATCACACCACACGGGATATTGTGACTCACGGCAACGGAAAAGCACATCGTCGCCATTCACCAGAATTGGGACCTTGCGGTAGTCCTCTTGTCTTGGGAAAAGTGCCAACCACGTAACGCAGAAGTTGACGATACAGAGAATCGGAAAGCTCAGAGTCGAGCCCATCAATTGTCCGTTCTGCTGGACGCACGCGTCCAAATTCTCATGATCCTTGTCGGGTTCCCCAGGAAGGAGCGTAGAAGTACGAGTCTCCTCCTTTTTAACGTAGTTCTCGGGGTAATGTACCACGTGGGGTTCGATACAGGCGTCGAGGACAGCCTTGTACTTTAGGATAGTCTCATCAGGGCAACCTTGCTCTTGATAGGACCGGATAAGATTTTCCATCATGATCCGGTGGCAAGCTCGAGTTAGACGAATGTCGATTTCATCAGTAGCTCCAGAGTAATCGCCTGAGACCCAGACTGTGCGTTCACCATCGACGGTGAAACCTTGAAAATATCCGTATTCCGATGAAAGTCGGTCCAGGAATTTTAGGTGCCATGCCTGCATAGGTTGGCCACAGAGTGAGAATTGCGGAATCTGCCGTAGGTATGCGTGAATATCCTTCTGAAAGGACCGCGATAACCAATAGGGCAGTGCCTCGCCAGCTGTCACAGTACGAACCTTCGCAGGTTCCTTGACACCGGCTACACGGCATGAAACGTTGTCGGGACCAGAGTCCCCTTGTTCTTTCGACGTTTCAAAGTCCCGGTCGGGAAACTGTTCGAGCTCGACAGGGTCGAGCTGGTACGCGAACAGACGTGCATTTGCTGTAGTTAGCAGTCCATC